CAAGACATTTACGTGTCTGCATGTTTGCCGAAGACAAACTATTTTTATAGAACCATGCACTTGCATATCCACAACGGAATTACCATTCTTTTTACCAAACTTAAAACTCCACAAACCATTGGGAAGTCTTTCCATTAAAGTTTTCCCACATTTCTCACAAACAACGAACATTACTTTCCACCCCACTTACATTCGAAGCGAACTGTCTTAATTTTAGTGTCATCCTTTGCAAAAATTGTCCTGTAAGTAATTTGATGATATGGTAAAATGCCATTTATAAATGTCCACGGAGTTGTGTTTGTATCATACAAAGGAATAGCAATAATACCATCCTCATCGTCATATGTTGCTCCGTACAGAACATCTAATAACTTGATTATCTCGGAACCCTCATCATCTTGCCTACTAAATAAATGAAATTCTAAACGAACACTATTCACAGTTCCTTTATTGATAGATCCAAAGGTTGTGACTACCCATTTCGGTAATTTAACGCCAAGATCATCTTCAGGAACATCCTTCAACCAATCGAAAAAACAAGGTACACCATTTTCAACCTGAAAAAGGTTGATAGTGAACGATTTTATTGATCTTTCGAAATTGGTTATAAGTGATTCAGGACTAAGAGCCATTTTTATCCACCTTTTCAAGACAACTCTTTATAAAAGGATAAAATATCTCATGAATAAAATCATTGGCTTGCTGATGCTCTTTATTTTCCAAGTTGAAATGAAATTCAGCATGGTCGAGGGCAGTTTTTAAATCCTTGACTTCTTCAGCAGTTATAGAATACACCAAATGAATTTCTCTTGCACGAATATCCAATAAATCCATTAGTAAATATCCTCATCCACATAATCATTATCATCAAAAGAAACCGCATCATTTAGTGCATCTTCATGAGAAGGTTCGAATTCATTATACAAAAAGTCTTCCCAATATTGTTGAGAAGACTTGGCAGCCGTACTCGCGTCTTTTACAGGAAAACTCTTCAAGGCTGCTAAATTTTTATTTAGGCCTTTATTGTATTTGTCTAAAATTTCTGGAAGCTCTCTTTCAATAAAATACCGAGTTGTGGGCTCAAATAAAGGTCTTGCAGGCATTCCTGGTGTGTTTCCACTATAACCAGTTTCCATTCTGTAAGCTATTTCATCAAGAGAATATGTCTTTGCAAGAGCATGTCCACTTAAATTAATTCTCATAGCTTTGGAGCGCTTACTTACTCCAACAATAGACCTGCCCATGGTCTTACGTTCAACAAATCCAACAGCATCATGAAGCTGTCCTTCCCTCATCCACGGAGAAGAGTACTTGGTATGGCTTTCTTTGAATTCTTGATAAAAGTCCGAATACTCTTCTTCATGCCATTCAGAAGTAACAAAAGAACTTGGATTTTCCATCTCCCCTTTTATTTCAAGAGCAAGTGCTTTTGCTAATTTTGGAGTGAAAGAAATACCACCATCTGCGTAAACTTTGGCAATTCCTCCAAGTTTATGAACAAATGTTTGTAGGACATTTAATCTGTCTAACGTGGGTTTAAGGGAAAACCCACCAAGTTGAAATAATGCAGCTTCAGCTTTCATTATTCCCTAGATTCCTCTTCAAGACGGATCGTTAGACAATTAGGAAATCTGTGTCTTGAGACAGCGACAATTTTATAATGATCTCCTGGATCGGACATAGAAGGGTACCAACGCATTCCTGCATGCACATCAGGAAACCCTTGACAATACAATGTGAACTTGTCCAAAGCCATATCCATGACAGTTTGCCCTACCGTCTCTTGTCGATCAAATGACCGATCTTTTTCAACCATAACAGCAGGCACATCAGAGTGGACAGCTTGCCAAAGTATGGTATTTTCCATTGTTTGGGGATCTCTAACTTTCGTTTCTTTGCCGAACCAACCAATTTTGTTGCACCAAACAAAGAAATTTGAGTGATCAACAGTGGAATTTTCAAATAAAGTAGCTCGGACATTAGTTACCAGAAAGAATTTCCCATCAAAAGAGATGATATCACCATAATCAACTTTAGAATCGTACTGGAAATCTCCAGAGTAGACAAACTGCCTAATGAATTCTGTTGAAGAGTCATAAAAATGCTCATAGTCAAGGTATTCCCCAACTATAACAGTCCCATCTACTTTATGTATTTTAAAAGGCGTTCCCAGTTCTTGCAGAACATCTTTTATATCATCTCCAATTCCGGCCATGTATTAAGTCCCCAAGTAATTTGTGATGTCATTTCCAGTAATGTCGTAAGAAAATCCAACAGTAATATAAGCACAAAGTTCTCCATAAGTACCAGTATCAAACAAATCTGGCATATTGTCGAGGGCTCTGAGAAATTCATCATCCATCATCTTTAACAATTGGATGTAATGCTGGAATCTGTGCTGGAGATATATTTTCTTATACTGAAACTTATGGGCAGATTCAATAAGAAGGATGTAAATAACGAACCGTTTGGTCCGTTCGACCATCCAATACTCTTTTCTTGGATCATTCAAAGGCAATTGCCAATTCAGTTCTTGGGATGCTTGTGTAGCTGCTCTTTTAAAGCCGTCATCAGACACCTTTTCATAAGTGGCTCCCATGGACTCTCGGACAAATTGGACCAATTCTAATTCGTTATTTAACATAAGCACCTACTTCTTCAAAGAAGGGCGTTGAAGTTTCTTTGAAGACTTCTTCATTTTCGTTTCTTCGGCCTTAGGAGCTGAAGGAGCACCCTTCATAGCGAGCTTAGTAACTTCAATGTGTGAACTATTAGACTCTATCTCAGGGATGAGCCATTCGGGCAATTCCTTAACATCCCCTCTAAAAACAGCACCGGCCGGAACGATCCTAGAACCATTACCAGCCGGAACTTTGAAACTTGTTTTTAAATGAACATGAAAAACACCTTCAGGAAGCATAACAAGTCCTTTCGTCGCCCCCGAAGGGGCGAACTATAAAATGTTTACCTGGCAATAATAGTGTAGGTAGTATCCGGATGATAACAAACCGGCATACCTTTATCCTGTACCCTCAACCACATACCTTCGGGATCCCATTCATCTTTCGTGTCAGCAAACTTGCCCCACCGTCTGGTAGTTCCATAAGGAGCTTCCATAAACTCGGCAATCTTCTCCCCTTCCTGAGTCGTACTGAAAAGGAAAAACTTATTATCGTCAATGAATTTCTTCTTCATTGTCACACGATCCTCGCCGCTTTTGTAGGAACGAACAGGGGGATGCTCCAACTGGATTGTAGAAGCTTCCTGGTCAACTGCGATGATTTTGATATCTTCCCATTTGTTGACCTCGCTCATATCCGTAATTCGAGCAATTCCATCTACTTCAAAATCACTGGAATCATCCAGCTTTAACGTGTCATCAACACCGGCAACAACATTCTGCATGATCCAACCAGGAACCTCATATTTATCATCATAAACGATAAGGTTTCCGATACCAAGAAGAGTGCCAATAACCTGTTTGGGATTTGTGAACAAATCACCATTGCCGAAAGCTGATTTTGCCAGCAAAGCCTGGATTTTCTCATCTAAAATAAGTATTTTCAACAGGTCGCTGTTCAACACTGCGTATTCGATGGATACTCCGGCATCGTCTGCAAGAACTGTTTTCGCATCAAAGATATCCTCTACAGGATTTCGGGATGCTCCAGTACCCCACTTTCTATCACTGGAAAGTGTCAGAAAATGAGAATCGGGAATTCCGTAAGACACAGTGAACTTTGTTCCACCTTTCTGAATGTAAGACAAAGTGCCGTTTATGAGCATCTGAGCATACATCCACTCACGCCGTCGCTGAATTCTCCAATCGAGTTTTCGAGCACCTCGAGACAGCTTTTTCTCCGCTGTTTGGTATGTCGCCCAAGAACCAGGCTCACGCATGTTATTCAAAAATTCTTCATCGAAGTACATCTTCTCTTTGAAGAAAGCAGCTTTGGCACTGGCTTCTCCAACGCCATCTACACCGATTGCCGGGGCAACAGATCCAGGAGCCACAAACGGGGTCATTCCCGCTGAACCATATTCAATCTCCCACCGAATGGTATCTGAAGGATACTTATCAGTAGGAAACAAGTTTGAAAAAAAGTTTGTGGGAGCCGCTGGCATCTTGGAGATAAGCTTGTTCAACGTCTCCAACTTCAGGGCAGGAATTCCTTGGGAACCTTTCATATTTTCCTCCTTTATTTCAAGATCAGGAACCTGCCATCTTCAACGGCTCCAAGGTCCGATAGCGCTGAAGCGTCATAATTGACAAGTGTGGCGAGGTAAAGTATTGCATTGTTAAGAACTACTGAAGTGTTTGCCCCTTTGGCATCTGCACCATAACCAGTATCAACATCCTTATCCAGGACGTAAGAACAGGTGGAGAATTTTCCACTTTCCCCAGACTTCACGTAGCAATTTACCCCATTTGCAGCGGTAAAATTTGCATTGGGTGCAGCAGTCGTGAAAGTCACAGTGGCAAGTACCGGACTTGTGTCCCGGTCGATGGCAGTAATTGCTCCACCGTCATGATACTCAGGGGTACCAGCATTGTCTCTGACAAGAATTAACGAATCACCGACGGCCATCTTATAGGAATCTTCTTTTCGAAGGGCAATTGAAGTTGCTCCACTTGCAACATCCGAAACAGCATAAGATCGAGCCACATTGCCGTCCATATGGTCATCCGTAACATACGGCAAGAGTTTCCCTGTAACAATATTTCGGGAGAGCATTGTGCCAGCTCGAAGCACACCAAAACCAGATTGCAAAGTTTTGTCAAGTACAAGAGCAATGTCCCGAACACTATGAAAAAGGGGACGAATTCCAGGACCTTCAGGTCCACGATTCATCTGGGGAATGTCCCCACCTAAACCAGCGCTGGAAGTAATAGCCATTTAGTTAACCTCCACTCCAAGATGTTTAAGCATTCGGTCCACAACAGCATCATCAGAACCGACATTAGGATCATCGTCATCACTGTTCGGCGGCGGAGTATTCATGCCAACCCCAAGAACGTAATTAATCGATGCA